GGGATAAGCGCCTCGACGGGCGGCGGAGGCGGCGGCGGGGCAAACGGCGGCGGCGCGGGCCAAGACCACGTCACGACGACGGGCGGCGCGGGCGGAACCGGGCCGCTTGGCGCGCCGGGCGGCGCGGGCGGCGCGACGAATACGGCGGGCGCGGCGGGCGCGTCGGGTTCCGGCGGCGGCGCGGGCGGCTCCAATGGTAGCGGGGCCAATGTCGGCGGCGCGGGCTCCCATAACGGCGAGTTTGGCGGCGGGTACGGTGTCGGTTCCGGCGGTGGCGGCGCGGGCGGACGTTCGGGCGGCACGGCCATTCCCGGCGGCGCGGGCGGCGCATATGGGGGCGGCGGTGGCGGCGCATACGGCAATGGGCAGGGCGGACCGGGCGGGAGCGGCCTGATCGTCCTGACCTATACCGCCTCGTCAGTGACGCCGGTGTCTTTCGTCGCAGAGAACACGCCCGCCCTCTTGACCGTCCGCAACACGGCGTCGCGGATCGCGGGCCGCTCAACGTCGCGGGGAGCTATCCAAAAGCTGGCGTCCAAGGCCGTCGCCGGCCTGTCGTCCTCGCTCGGCACGATCGCAACGACGACGATATATTTTGAGACGTTGCTAGGCGCGGCGAGTGCAGTCGCCGACCTGTCTCGCGCCGTCTCGCGCACCGTGCTAGGCCGGGCCAACACGTCGCCGCGAATGTCGCGCCTGGCGGACAAGCCCCTGCCCGTCACCACGGCCCCCGTCGCGACGACGCAAGCGGGCGTGAGCAAGCGTCTCGACGTCGACACCGCGCCCGCGCCGTCCGTGTCGCTCCTGGCCACCGTGATCCTTGCCATCGCAACGGTGTCGGCTCCCGTGCTGACCGCAGCGTTTGCGGCGGCTACGGCCGTGCGGCGGCGCATCTTGCTTTGGCTCAACTAGCGGGGTACGCACGGACATGCGCCTTGCAATGGACCGTTCCGCACGACACTACGACGCCGACGGTCGGCTGCACGTTGCCGCCAGTAATATCAGCAAGGCCGCCGTTAACCCCTACTATGGCCGCGAGATTCCCGGCGCGGAAGGCTTGGGGCTCAATCTCGACCGCGTCTATCACCTGTTGCGCGATCCTGACGAGCTGGAGAAGGCCGCGCCGACGTTCAACAACCTCCCGATTCTGTCGCGCCACGTCCCGGTATCGGCGACGGGTAGCGACACCCACCAACCGGACCTGGTCGTTGGCAGCACCGGGACCGATGCGGCGTTTGACGGCCAATATCTCCGCAACTCCCTCGTGATTTGGGCCGGAGCGGCAATCGCCGGCATCGAACAGGAAGTGCAACGCGAATTGAGCTCCGCGTATCGATATGTAGCGGACATGACGCCGGGCACATACAAGGGCTTGCACTACGACGGCGTCATGCGTAGCATCGTGGGAAATCACGTCGCGTTGGTCCAGCAAGGGCGCGCCGGGCGTGACGTGGTAGTTGGGGACCAAGACACCATGGCGAAGACGTCACGCACCGCTCTTATGCTCACCGGAGCGCTTCACGCGCTCATCGCCCCGCGCCTGGCCGCGGACAAGGCGCTGGACGTCGGGCCGCTGGTCCGCGACGTCAACCGGGCGAGCTACCGGCGCACGACCGCCGACCTTCCGGCCCGCATCGTGCGCGCGGCGACGCCGCTCCTGGCCGCTGACGAAGGGATCGACGTCGACGACGTGGTCAAGGTCATTCACGCCATCGAAGGCACCGCCCCCGACGCCGACGCCGACGTCATCCCCGAATCGGCCCCGGCCGTCGACGGCGACGGCGACCTGGTTTCCCGCATCTGCGCGATGCTCGAGGGCAAGGTGGACGCTGACGTTCTCGCGCAGATCGCCGCGATGGGCGACGCGCCGGCCGCCGAAGACGAAGACGCCCCGACCCTCCAGCCGCCCGGCGCGGAGCCGGTCGCCGAACAGGACAAGCCCGCCATGGACGCCGCCACCATCCGCCGCAACCTGACGGCCGACTTCCACGCCATCCGCCAGGCGGAACGGGACGTTGCGCCCTTCGTCGGCGAAATCACCGTGGCCATGGACAGCGCCGCCGCCATCTACCGTATGGCGCTGGATCACGCGGGCGTCGATCACGCCGCCGTGCGTGAGACCGCCGCCTTGCGCGCTATGGTCGCCCTCCTGCCGAAGCCCGGCGAGAAGTCCGACACGCGCCGCCCGATCGCCATGGACGCCAAGGCCGGCGACGGCCTGTCCAAGCGGTTCGGCGACAACGTCAACCGCCTCCGCCTCGCTATCTAAGGACCCGGACCCATGTCCTTCCAATCGCAAGTCAATATCCAGCAAGCGCCGGCGGTCGAGGGCGATTTCTGCTCCGCCAACCCGCGCTTCTCCGTCGTGGCCGGTGAGGGCCAAATCGTCGCCTCCGCGCTCGGCTGCATCGTCGGCCGCTTCGCTTGGCTGGACGACGCGACCGGCACCCTGGCCAGCAACAGCGGCACCGGCGCGCCCGACGGCTTCGTGCATCGCGACCAACAGGCGCTCATCACCGCGTACCTGGCCGAAGAAGGCATGACCATCCCGACCGGCTTCGCCGTCACGCTGCACGGCGGCGGCGACTTCTGGATGAAGAACACCGGCACGAACGCCGTCACCCGCGGGATGAAGGCTTACGCCAACTACGCCAACGGCGCGATCACGTTCGCCGCGACCGGCGCGCCGCCGACCGGGGGCAGCGTCACCGCCAGCATCGCGGCGGGCACCTTCTCGATCACCGCCAGCATCGCCGAAACGGTCATGACCGTGACCGCCGTCGGCTCCGGTGTCGTCAACGCCGCGGCCATCATCAGCGGCACCAACGTCGTCAGCGGCACCCGCGTCGTCCGCCAGCTTACCGGCACGCCGGGCGGCGTCGGCACCTACGCCGTCAGCGTCCAGCAAACCGTCGCCAGCACCACCGTAAGCGGCACCTTCGGCCTCATGACCGTGACCGCCGTCGGTTCCGGCGTCCTGGCCGTCGGCAACGTCCTGTCGGGCTCCGGCGTCACCGCCGGCACCTTCATCGGCCAGCTCGGCACCGGCACCGGCGGGACGGGGACGTACTACGTCTCGCCGACGCAAACCGCCGCGTCGACCACGATCACCGCCACCGGCGCGGTTGAAACCAAGTGGGTCGCCCAAAGCATCGGCGGTGCCGGCGAGCTCATCAAGACTTCCTCGCAACCCCTGGGATAGCCGCATCATGCACGCTCGCAATCCGCAACTCGACGTTCTCGCGGAGAACTTCGGCATCGTGCTGCACGGCGCGATGGATTTCCTCCCGCCGGAATTCGCGCGCAACGCGAACCTGGCGTTCGATGCGCAACCGGCCCTCGTGACCGCCAGCAACGCCGGCATTCCGGCTTGGCTGACCATGTGGACCGATCCGGACTTTGTCGAGGTCCTCGTGGCCCCGATGCGCGCCGCCGAAGTGCTGGGCGAAGTCAAGAAGGGCGATTGGCTCACCGAGACGGCCACCTTCCCGGTCGTCGAGCGCACCGGCGAAGTGTCGTCCTACGGCGACTACAGCAACAACGGCTCGGCCGGCGCGAACGTCAATTTCCCGCAACGCCAGTCCTACCATTACCAGACCTTCACCCAATGGGGCGAAAAGGAGCTGGAGCGGATGGGCCTCGCCAAGATCGGTTGGGCCGCGCAGCAAAACATGGCTTCGGCTCTGACGCTGAACAAGTTTCAGAACCTCACCTATTTCTTTGGCGTGTCGGGTCTCCAGAACTACGGCATCCTCAACGACCCGAACCTGACGGCCCCGATTCAGCCGGGTCCGAAGGCGTTCGGCCCCGTGGCCAACGGCCCGTGGATCACGGCGGGCGTCATCACGGCGACCGCGAACGAAGTCTATACGGATATCCAATCGCTGTTCGTGCGGCTCGTGAATCAGTCCAACGGCCTGATCGACCAGAACACGAAGATGACGCTCGCCCTGTCGCCGACGTCGGCCCTCGCGCTGACGGCGACGAACAGCTTCAACGTCAATGTTTCGGACCTGCTCGCGAAGAACTTCCCGAACATTCGCATCGTGTCGGCTCCGGAGTACGCGACCGCCGCCGGCAACCTGGTCCAGCTCATCGCCGACCAGGTCGAGGGGCAAGATACCGGCTACTGCGCGTTCACGGAGAAGATGCGCGCGCATCCGGTGATCGTCCTGGCCAGCGCCTACCAACAGAAGAAGTCGCAAGGCACCTGGGGGGCGATCATCCGCCAGCCGTTCGCCATCGCGCAAATGCTGGGCGTCTAGGCCATGAGCCTCGAGACCGTCACCGTCGCTTGCAAGCTCCCCAACGGGCTCGCCGCGGACCTGTACGCCCCGGACGGCTCGCGCCACCGGGTCAACCTCAACGGCGCGCGTCTGCCCGTCGACGAGAAGGGTCGCGAGAAGCGCACGCACGTCGTCTTCGGCGACTTCGGCCTGACGCCGGGCGTGTCGCGCGAGTGGTGGGACGCCTGGTCCAAGGCGAACGCGCACTATCCGCCCGTCCGTAACGGCCTGATCTTCGCGCACGTCGCCCGCGACAACGTCGAGGCGCAAGCCGACGCCTCCGTGACGCTCCGCACCGGCCTCGAGGGGATGGACCCCGACAAGCCCGCGCCGGGCGTGACGAAGGCCGACGACAAAGGCTAGGCCCCGTGACAATCGCCGTGTTCTCATACCCGGCATGGCGCGCGCGGTATCCGGCTCTCGCCGGCAAAGTCGACGATATCCTGGCCTCCTCGTATTTCGGGGAGGCCGGGCTTTATCTGTCCAATGACGCGGACAGCATCGTTCCCGCCGACCCCGTGACCTACGAGCCGCGCCTGTCGTTGCTCGGCATGCTGGTCGCGCACTTGGCCAAGCTCAACCTGCCCGAATCAGACGGCGGCTCGCCGCTCGTCGGCCGCATCACGAGTGCGACGCAGGGTAGCGTGAGCGTCAGCGTCGACGCCGGCCCCGTGACCGGCTCGCAAGCCTGGTTCATGCAAACCCCGTACGGCGCGAGCTTCTGGCAAGCGACGGCCCGGTATCGCGGCTTCCGCTACGTCGCCGCCGCGCCGCGCCCGGTCCTCCCGCTCCCCGCCTATCACCGGCGGTTCTGACCATGGCGACCATTCGGGGCGGCGAGAAGTTGCGGGCGGCCTTGCGGGAGACTGCCCGCCGCTTCCGCGCGTCCGGCACGCTCAAGGTCGGCTTTCTCGAGGGCGCGACCTACCCGGACGGCACGAGCGTCGCCATGGTCGCCGCGGTGCAGAACTTCGGCGCGCCGTCGCAGGGCATCCCGGCCCGACCGTTCTTTTCGGACATGGTCGCGAACAAGCAAGACGAATGGGGGCCCGCGATCGCGGGACTTCTCGAGGCGAACGGCGGCAACGTCGACGCCGCCCTGGCCATCGCGGGGGAAGCCATCGTCGGGCAGCTCAAACAATCGATCGTGGACACGAACGCCCCGCCGCTGGCCGAATCAACGATCGCTCGCAAGGGCCACGACAAGCCCTTGGTCGAGACGCGCGTGCTCATCAATAGCCCGGCCGCCGTCGTGGTGCCGCGATGAACCTGCACGCCATCGTCGCCCCCTGCACCCGCGCAGTCACGCCGGCCATCGCCGCCGACCTGTACGAATGCACCGGCTCTGTCGTCACCGCGACCGGCCGGCGCGAGCCGACGTACGCAAACCCCGTGACCGTCACGGCGGACGTCCAGCCGCTATCGACGGGCGACATTGCCCACGTCGACGGTCTCAACCTCCAGGGCATCGAGAAGGCCGCCTACCTGTTCGGGGACGTGCGCGGGATCAACCGCAAAGACGGCACCGGCGCGGCGCTCCTGGCGGTCGGCGATACGACCTACAAGGTGACGGTCGTGTTTGAGTATTGGGAAACGGCCGGTTGGTGCAAGGTCGGCTTGACGCTCCAGCTCGAGGGGCCGCCCGCATGACGCCATCCGTCACCGCCGCCGACGTCAAAACGGCGCTCAAGGCATGGGTCGAGGGCGCGCTTACGGGCGTCACCGTCTATGAGACGCAGGTTAACCAGGTCGCGGAGCCGAACGCGGCCGACTTCATCATGATGACCGCCATGCGCCGCGAGCGGCTGACGGTCGACACGCGCCTTGGGTGGGACACGTCCGCGCCGGAGCCGGACGCGCTGACCTTCACGACGCCGACCGCCGTGCATGTGGCATTCGACGTGTACGGCCCCGAAAGCGAGGACAACGCGCAGGTTCTCGCGATGCTCTGGCGGTCGTTCTATGCGGCCGACCGTCTGCCCGCCGCCGTGGCCCCGCTCGACGCCAGCGATCCGGCGCAACGGGTCCTCGTCAACGCCGAAAAGAACTATGAGGCGCGTTGGTCCGTCGACCTTCGCGCGCAGATCAACCCGACCGTCTCGACACCCGCCGACTTTGCGGATAGCCTCGCGGTCGATATCCAAACGCCCGCCGACACCGGAGCCGCCTAAATGGTCGCCGCCATCCCCGCCTCGCAAATCGTCAACGTCAATCCCGGTGTCATTTCGGCGGGAGGCACCGGGCTCGACCTGTCCGGCCTCCTCCTGACGGACAGCACGCGCGTCCCGATCGGCCAGGTTCTCAGCTTCCCGACCGCCGCCGCCGTCGGCGCGTATTTCGGCCTCTCGAGCGTCGAGTATGCCGAAGCCGTGATCTACTTCGGCGGCTTCGCCAACTCGCTGACCAAGCCGGGCGCGATGCTGTTCGCGCAGTACCCGACCAACGCCCGCGGCGTCCCGGCGTACCTGCGCGGCGGATCGCTCGCGAGCATGACGCTCGCGCAGCTCCAGGCCATCCCCAACGGCACGATTTCCGTCACCATCAACGGGTCGGTCAAGACGTCGGGGACCATCAACCTCTCGGCCGTCGCTTCGTTCTCCGCCGCCGCGACCGCGATCCAAACGGCCCTGGCCGCTTTCGACGCCGTCGTGACCGGCGCGATCGCGACCAACACGACGATGGCCGTCACCGCCAGCATCACCGACACCATCATGACCGTGACCGCCGTCGGCGGGGGCACGATCGTCAACGGCGCGATCATCGCCGGCACCGGCGTCACCGCCGGCACCATGGTCCAAAAGCAACTCTCCGGCACCACCGGCGGGGTCGGCACCTACCTGGTCAGCGTCGCGCAGTCGGTCGCAAGCACGGCTATCACGGGTTCTTACGGCGTCATGACCGTCAGCGCCGTCTCGTCGGGCGTGCTCGGCATCGGCCAAGTCGTGAGCGGCACCGGCGTCACCGTCGGCACCACGATCACGCAATTCGGCACCGGCACCGGCGGGGTGGGGACCTACTTCGTCACGCCGTCGCAAACCGCCTCCAGCACCACGTTGAGCTGCGGCCCGGAGCTCGTGACCTACGACAGCACCGCCGCGGCGTTCGTCATCACCGGCGGCACGTCCGGCCCGGCGTCGACGATCGGTTTCGCGTCCGGAGCCATGGCGACGTCGCTCAAGCTGACGCAGGCCACCGGCGCGGTCACGTCGCAAGGCGCGGCCCAAGGCGTCCCGGCTACCAACATGGCCGCCGTGATCCAACAGACGCAGAACTTCGCCAGCTTCACGACGACTTTCGACCCGATCACCGACGACAAGGTGGCTTTTGCCGCCTGGGCCGACGGCGAAGACGAGCGGTTCATGTACGTCATGTGGACGACCGCGATCGCCAACACGCTCGCCCCGCCCAACAACGCCGCCACGGCTGCGGCCCGCATCATCGCCGCCGGCTACTCCGGCACGTTCCTGCTCTACGAGCCGATCAATACCTATAAGTCGGCGTTCGTCATGGGCGCGGTCGCGGCGATCGATTTCGAGCGCCTCAACGGGCGCACGACCCTCGCGTTCCGCTCGCAAAGCGGCCTGACCCCCGACGTGACCGATGGGACGATCGCCGCGCAGCTCGAGGCGAACGGGCTCAACTTCTACGGCCTCTACGCCACGTCGGCCGATCAATTTGGCTTCCTGTATCCGGGCAGCGTGACCGGCCCGTATCTTTGGGCCGACTCCTACGTCAACCAAATTTGGCTCAACAGCGCGTTCCAAGACGCGCTCATGACCCTCCTGACGCAGTCGCGATCCATCCCCTACAATGACGCGGGATATACGATGATCGCCGCCGCCCTGGCGGACCCGATCAACGACGCGCTGAACTTCGGCGCGATCCGGCCCGGCGTGACCCTTTCGGCCGCGCAGATTTCGGAAGTCAACGGCGCGGCGGGCATCGAAATCGCCCCGACGCTCCAGACGCGCGGCTGGTATCTCCAAATCAGCGACGCGTCGCCGGCCGTTCGCGCCGCCCGCCAATCGCCCCCGTGCACTTTCTGGTACACGGATGGGCAATCCGTCCAACGCATCTCGCTCGCGAGCCTTGAGGTTCAATAAATGGCCACGCTGACCGCTGCAAACAGCACCTTTGCGCTCGGCGTCGCCGGGCTCTACGCCGCGCCGCAGCTCCTCCAGGGCTACGCGACCGATAACGCGTTCGCCGCCGAAGCCGTCCAATCGGCCGAAGTGGTGATGGGCGTCGACGGCCGGCTTTCGGGCGGCTTCACGCCGGTCCCCAAGCCGGTGACGATCATGCTCCAGGCGGATTCCCCGTCGCACGCGGTCTTCGCCAACTGGATCGCCGCGCAGGAAGCCGCGAAAGAAATCTTGATCGCTACGGCGACCATCAGCATCCCCGGCACCCGCCAGAAGTACGCGCTCACCCGCGGCATCCTGACGAGCTACGTGCCGTTCTCGCCGGTCGAGAAAATCCTGCGCGCCCGGCCGTACGTCGTGACCTGGGAACTCATTTCCGAAGCGCCGTTCTAGCATGCCGCGGAAGGTCAAGACGCTCACGATCGCAGGCCCCGGCCGCGACGGCGGCAAGGTGTTTCGCATCACGGAAATGCCGGCCGTTCGTGCGGAGCGGTGGGCGATGCGCGCCCTCGTGGCCCTCGCGCGATCCGGCGTCGACGTGCCGGACGATATCGCCGACCAGGGCTTGCAAGGGCTCGCCGTCTTGGGGCTCCGCGCCTTGTCGGAAGTGTTTTTCGAGGACTTGTCTCCGCTCCTCGACGAAATGCTGACCTGCGTCCAGATCATCCCCGACCCGAACCTTTCGGACTTCGGCCGCGCCCTGGTCGACGACGACGTCGAGGAAGTCGAAACCATCCTCCAGCTTCGGCGAGAGGTGTTTGAGCTTCATGTGGATTTTTCCACGGTCGCCGCCGCGCTGAAATCCCGGCTGGCGGCGACGGGAGACAAGGGCGGCGGGTCGGGTATCCCAACGTCCCCGCTCTGATAGCCCTCGTGGTCAGCACTCGCCTTGCGACGCTGGCGGAACTCGATACAGTGTATGGCGTGGAAGACGCTTACGACTTGCTCGAGATAGCAGTTGTGAACGCCCATAACGCGCGGGTGGCGAATGGCGACGACCGTCATTGACGAATTCATCATCACGCTGGGTCTCGACCCGGCGGATTTTGAGAAAGAATCCGACGCTTTCAACGCGAAGCTCGATCGCGACAAGAACCTTGCGCTTAGGCGCGGCAAGGAGCTCGAGCGGTCGGCCAAGACGCAAGGTCAGGCGATGGGCGGCCTTAAGGGGCAGCTCGTCGGGCTCATCGGCGTCTTCGGCGGCGTCGCCGGGGTCACGGGTTTTGTCTCCAGCCTGACCAAAGGGGACGCGGCGCTTGGTCGTATCTCCCGCCAATTCGGCGTCAGCGCGCAGGAAATCGCGCAATGGCAGGGCGTCCTAAAGGGGGCCGGCGGCACCGCCGAAGACGCGGCGAACGACCTTGGCGTTCTGGTCAACGCGTACAAGGATATCCGGACGGTCGGCACGTCGTCGCTCATCCCCTACATGAACCTTCTCGGGCTCGGCCTCGAGGACTTGCGCAACCCTTCGGAGGCGCTGCTAAAGATCGCCGACAAGCTGGCGGCCATGGACCCGGTCATTGCGTCGGGCATCGCCCGCGACATGGGTTTCTCGCCGGCCATGGTCTCGACGCTCATCAAAGGGCGCGCCGCAACCGCATCGCTCTATGACGAGCAACGCAAGCTCACCACCGTGACCAAAGAGAACACGGAGGCCGCAGAGAAGTTGCAACGCGAATGGGCCAACCTTGGCACGTCCGCGAAAGACCTTGGCCGGTCGATCATGAGCGAAGTCGTCGGCCCGCTCACGGGTGCGGTCGACGCCATCAACGCCGTGATCGCCGCCGGTAAAGAGGTGCGCGCCGAACCTGGCGAGCGCCTGGCGACGGCGGAAGCCAAGGCGGTTGCCGTACGACGCGAGCGAGACGAGAAACGGGCGCGTGAGGCCACGGAAGCGCGCGGGGGCACCTACACGCCACCGGCCGCCGGACGGGGCCCCACGGCGCGCGGAGGGGGCGGGCGTGGCCGTCGTGTGCCCGAACCTCGCGAGGGCGGTTGGCGCGCTTGGGCACCGGAGCGCCCCGAATGGCTCCCGCCGATGCGCGCGCCGGCCCCGCGGCGGTCGCCGCCTGCGCGCCCCCGTGCCGCCGCGACCGCCGTGCCGCAGGGCACCCGCGAGCGTTTCGATTACACGGTGCAATTCTTCACCCGCCAAGGCTGGACGTTGCCGCAGGCGCGCGGCATGGCGGCGGGCATCTACGCGGAGAGTCGCCTTGACCCGCGCGCGGCCAATCCGGAGAGCTCCGCGCGCGGCCTTGGTCAGTGGCTTACGCCGCGGCAAAAGGACTTTGAACGCGTGATCGGCAAGCCGGTCATGGAGTCGACTTTCGACGAGCAACTTCGGTTTCTGCAATGGGAGCTCGAGAACACGGAGCGGACCCGCGCCGGCGATAAAATCCGCGAGACCAAGACCGCGCCCGATGCGCTGCGGTCCTACATCGTCGATTTCATGCGGCCGAAGAAAGGCTACGAGACGACGAGCGACCTTGAGCGCGGACACAACGCCCTGGCGTGGCGCGAGGGCGGTCGGACGGGCGGCACCGGGACCGCGCCGGTCGACCAAAGCACGAGCTACACGATCGGCACCATGACGGTCACGACGCAGGCCACGGATGCGCAGTCGCTCGCGCGGGACTTCCCCGACGCGTTGGGCCGCGCCGTGCCGCAGGCGAACACGGGGCTTCGCTAGATGAGCGCCACATTCCCCAACGTGCCGAACGTGCCCGGCGTCCCGGCGGTCAACCGCCTCGTCGACCAGGTCAACAGCTTCACCGGCGTCATCAAGGGCAACGTCTCCGGCACCACGCTCGCCGGCTCTGTCCGCGGGACCGTTACGGACGTCTCCGGCTCCGTCTTGCCGTTGCTCGGCACGGTGCGCGGCGTCGTGGACAGCGTGAACAACTTCACCGGCCAGATAACCAACTTGAGCGGCGGGTTCTCCGGCCGCCTGGTCGGGCAGATCGTCGGCACGGTCGACCAGGCGACGGGCCTCGTCAACGGCACGCTTTCCAGCGTCTTGACGCAGGTTTCCGGCGTCCTGTCGTTTCTCGAGGATATCGGGGTCCTGTTGCCGGTCGCGGAGCCTTTCGAGTGGGGGCTTTTCCCTGCCGCCACGCCTGCGCAAACCCATTCCGGACAGCGCAACAGCGGGCCGCCCGTGCGCACGGGCGGCATCACCGGGGACAGCGTCAAGGCGGTCGAATACGGCCGGGAATTCACCATTTCGACATACCCTGTCGAGGAAGGCGGGTTCCAGTCCTACAACAAAGTCGAGACGCCTTTCGACGTCCTCGTGATCTTTACCAAGGGCGGCGACGTCGCGTCGCGCGACGCCTTCCTGGCCGCGTGCGAATCCGCGCTCGAGAGTTTGGCGCTCTACGACGTCGCGACGCCGGAGGTGACATACACCGGCGTCAACGTCGTGCGCGTCGGGTATCGCCGGACCAATGTCGAGGGCGCAACGCTCCTGACGGTCGAGGTGGGGGTGCAGAAGGTCCGCACGACGGCGACGGCGGCGTTTAGCAACACGAAGGCCGTCAGCGGCTCCGACACGACGCAAACGGGCGCGGTGCAGGCCGTCGCGCCGACGCCCGCGCAAGTGCCCCCGATCGACGAAGCCCTGGCGGGCGAGCCGGAGCCCGCATTCTAATGGCCCTCGTCATCCCAACCATCGCCGTGCCGACGCAAGTCCTGACGGTCACGCTTGCCGGCCAGCCGTGCCGCATCCGCATTTATCAGCGGTCGACCGGCCTGTATCTGGACCTCTACGTCAACGATGCGCTCATCATCGGCGGGGTCGCCTGTCGCTACGGCGACCGCATCGTGCGCGACGCCTATCTAGGCTTCGTCGGCGATCTTCTGTTTGCGGACACCCAAGGTCGCGACGACCCGCAATCGACCGGGCTCGGCTCGCGTTGGCTCCTGGTCTATGACGAGACGGCGGCATGACGTACGCCCGGCGACGCATCGACCTGAAGTTTCAGATGGGCGAGGGGTCTTTCGGCGAGTCGGGCGACGACGTCCTGGCGGTGTCCGGCCTGCGCGTCTCCGCGTCGATCCAGCGCAACGGCGACGTCAGCTTGTCGGCCGCGCAAATCCGGGTTTATGGCCTGTCCCTCTCCGTCATGAACCGGCTATCCACGCTCGGCAAACCGCTAATGCAGGGCCGCCAGAACACCGTGACCGTGTCGGCCGGCGACGACGAGTCCGGCATGGCGACGGTATTCGTCGGCAACATGACGCGCGCATGGACCGACTTAAGCGCGCCGCCCGACGGGGTGTTTCTCATCGAATCGTACGCGGCGATTCTGGACAAGCTCCGGCCGCTCGCGCCTACGAGCTTCCCCGGCAACGCGACCGCCGCCGTGATCGTGTCCGGCCTGGCGGCGCAAATGGGCTACAATTTCGAGAACGCGGGCGTCGACGTCACCCTATCGAATCCGTATTTTGCCGGGACCGGACGGCAACAGCTCGACGCGGTCGCGCGCGCCGGAAATTTCAACGCCTACCTCGACGACACGACCAACACGCTCGCCATCTGGCCGCGCGACGGGAGCCGGGGCGGCGCAATCCCGCTCATCACGGCGAGGACGGGAATGGTCGGATACCCCCGGATCACGCAAAACGGGATGGCCGTGACGACGCTGTTCAACCCGAACATTTCGTTCGGTCGCAACGTCCAGGTCGAGAGCATCCTGACGCCCGCGCAAGGGACCTGGACGGTGTTCCAACTCGCGCACGAGCTCGAGAGCGAGACGCCCGGCGGCAAGTGGTTTACGCAGGCGACGTGCAGCCTCTTGGGAGCAACACCCATTGCCCGCTGATACCGGTTATCCCGGCTTTCAACAGCTACAGACGGCGAGCGACCCTTGGTCCGCCGTGAGCTTCATGGTCCGTATGGTCTTGGGCGAGCTGGCGACGGCGACCGTCGTGCAAGTCGTCGCGGTCACGAATGCCGGCGGCGTCGAGCCGGTCGGCTCCGTCGACGTCCTGCCTCTGGTCCGTCAGGTCACGCCGGACGGCGACGGCGTGCCTCACGGGACGGTTTTCGGCTTGCCCTATATGCGGATGCAGGGCGGCGCAAACGCCGTGATCCTTGACCCGCAAGTCGGCGATATCGGAATCGCGGTGTTCGCGTCGCGCGACATTTCCAGCGTCAAGGCGACCAAGGCCGAAGCCCTGCCCGGTTCGGCCCGGACGTTCGATTACGCTGACGGCCTGTATATCGGGGGCGTACTCAACGGCGTGCCGACCCAATTCGTGCAATTCGCCGCGGCCGGCATCACGATCAAGTCGCCGACGAAGGTCACGATCGAGGCCCCCGCTATCGAGCTCAAGGGGCCCGTAACGGGCACGTCGACGGCCGCCTTTACCGGCGACGTCACCGGCGCGAGCAAGTCCCTCTCGACGCACCGCCACGGCGGCGTTACGACCGGCGGCGGACAAACCGGAGTGCCGGTCTAATGGACACCTTGCTTCTCGACCGCGACGAGTGGGACCTTTGCCTTGACGTCAACGGCAATATCGCCATGGCGTCAGACCCCTACGCGCCCGCGCAGGACGTCGCGTCCGCGATCCGCCTGTTCTCCGGCGAGCTCTGGTACGATACGACCAAGGGCGTGCCCTACTTCTCGACCATTCTCGGCAAGGCCGTCCCGCCGGCCGTCATGCGGACGCAGATGATCCGCGCCGCGCTGACGGTTCCGGGCGTCACCGGCGCGCAAGTCGAGCTCGCGCCCCTGGTCAACCGGGAACTGGCGGGCGTGGTCTATGTGAGCTACCTTGGGAGCGGGGCCGGGTCGCAAATCGCCTTCATCGGCGGCGAGGGCGGCCTGTCGTTCACGACGATTGGAGTGCCTGCGCAATGACCGCCGTCCCCTCGCCGACCTTCGGCCCGAACGGCTTCATCACGCCGACGGAGCCGGAAATCCTGGCCGGCGTGCAATCCGACCTGAATACGGCTTTCGGGGGCAACCTCAACCCGGCGCTCGAGACGCCGCAAGGCCAGCTCGCAACGTCCCTGGCCGCCATCATCGGCGACAAAAACGACGAGTTTCTTGCGTACGTCAACGGCGTCGATCCGGCGTTTGCCGAAGGGCGGATGCAAGACGCCATCGCCCGAATCTACTTCCTGTCGCGCAACCCGGCCACGCCGACGACGGTCAACGCCGTGTGCAGCGGAGCGGCCGGCACGTCCATCCCGCTCGGCTCCCTGGCGGTGGCGACCGACGGCTTGATCTACGAGTCGACCGCCGCGGCGACCATTGGCGGGGGCGGGACCGTCACCGTGCCTTTTGCATGCACGGAGACCGGGCCGATCGCCTGCCCGATTAGCTCCCTCGTGACCATCTACCGGGCCGTCCCCGGCTGGGACAGCATCGAGAACCTGGTGGACGGCGTGCCCGGCCGCGACGTCGAGGGGCGCGCCGATTTCGAGCTGCGGCGGTCGTTGAGCGTCGCGGCGAACAGCGTAAATCAGCTCATCAGCATCCGCGGCGCGGTTCTCAACGTGCCGGACGTGACCGACGCGTATGTGACCGACAACAGCACCGCCGGAAGCGTGACCGTCGGCGGCGTCACGCTGGCCGCCTACAACCTCTACGTCGCGGCGGTCGGAGGCAACGCGCAGGCCATCGCGCAGGCCATCTGGTCCAAGAAACCGCCCGGCGTGCCCTACTATGCCGGCGCGGGCTCGACCGCGTACACCGTCGAGGACACGAGCGACGGCTATTCCCCGCCCTACCCGTCCTACTCTGTCCGCTTCGTGCGCCCGACGAACCTTCCGATCCTGTTCGCGGTGAGCATTACGGATGGGACCGCCGTGCCGTCCGACGCGGTCGACCAAGTGCGCAACGCCATTCTCGACGCGTTCAACGGCGTCAGCGGCCCGCGCCGGGCGCGAATCGGCGCTACGCTCTACGCCTCGCAATTCGTGAGCGCCGTCGCCGCCCTTGGCACATGGGCGCAAGAGGTGATTTCGCTCCAGATCGGCACCGCCACGCCGAACGCCGACACCGTGACGGTCGGAATCAATCAAATGCCGACGCTGGCGACCGGCGATATTGCGGTGACGCTGGTCTAATGCTGGACGTCTCGCAAACGATCATCAGCCAATACGCGGCCTCGCCGATCATCCGGGCTATCGCCGACGCGTGGTCCGAAAGCGTGAGCGCGGCGGCCGACCTCGACGCGTTCTATGATCTTGTGTGGAACGTCGAGACGGCGACGGGGTGGGGGCTCGACGTATGGGGCCGCATCGTGGGCGTGTCCCGCGTGATCCAGGTGCCGACCGACGAGCCCTATTTTGGGTTTCAACAGGCGTTGCCCGATATCGCGCCGTTTAACCAAGGGACTTTCTACGGCGGCACCGGCGCGACGCAGAATTTCGCCCTGTCCGACGCGGCGTTTCGGGGCCTGATCTACGCCAAGGCGTTGAGCAACATTTGCGACGGCGGCATGGCCGCTATCAACCGCATTCTTCTCTTGCTCTTTCCCGGCCGCGGCAACTGCTATTGCACGGACGGCGCGAACATGACGATGACGTACACGTTCGCTTTCGCACTGACCGCCGTTGAGCTCGCTATCGTCTCGCAATCGGGCGTTCTCGCCAAACCGGCGTGCGTCGTCTCCTCCATCGTGACGTAAGGTCCGCCCATGCTCGCCTCCAGCATCCCCACCAAATTCTCGACGCCCTTCGCGAACGGCGCGACCGACCCGACCTATCGCCGGCAAGTCCCGCTGACGACGGCCACGCCCGGCGCGGCGAGCATGACGCTCGGCTTCCCGCCGCTCACCTTTACGCCCATCGGCTCCGGCGGCATCCCGCCTTTCGGCCAGGACATGAACGGGATTCTTTACCAGGCGACGAGTTGGGCGCGCTGGCAGGCGGCCGGCGGGACCGCGACGTTCGATGGCACCTTCTCGACGGCGGTCGGCGGCTATCCGGCCGGCGCGGTCCTGCGGTCGACCACGCTCGGGCGGTGGTGGGTGTCCATGGTCGACAACAACACGGTCGACCCCGACGCCGGCCCGTCCGCCAACTGGCAACGCCTCAACGCGCCGAACAGCATCGAAAACTCGCAACTCGCGCAAATGGCCGGCCAGACGGTCAAAGCCAACATCGGCTCTGACGCCGTCGTCACCGCCAGCATTTCGGGCGCGACCATGACCGTGTCGGCCGTGTCGTCGGGTCGCCTGGCGGTCGGGGGCACCGTGTCGGGGGTCGGCGTGACCGCGGGCACCCGAATCACCGCGTTTCTCACCGGCACCGGCGGGACGGGCACGTACACCGTCTCCGTCTCGCAAACGGTCGGCTCCGTCAGCATGAACGTCACGGGGCTCGCCAATGCGGCCGACGTGGCGCTGACGGACTTCCTCGACGCCGCCGGCCTGCGTCCGCCGTTCGTGGTCGCCCAAGGCCGCGCGACGGCCGGGGCTTGCACGGTGTCCAACAGCCGGAACATCGCCAGCATTTCGCGCACGGGCACGCCGGGCACCTACTCCGTCACGTTCACGACGGCGTTGCCGAACGCGTCCTTCGTGGTCGCTTTTATGAACTCCGATGCGGTCTCGCCCAACCTGGTCCACAACGTCACGAGTCAGACGATCAACGGCTTCACCGTTCGATTCCAGCAAGGCAACGCAACGCAGGGCTCCGGCGCGGTCGATCCCTTCGTCTTCGGCCTCTCCGTCACGGTGTAGGCCCCTCGCGCGGGTCGCGGGCGGCCCTCTGGTCGCATGTGGACGTGGGGCGCTAAGGGCACCTGAACGGCACGGGCCGCCCGCCAAGCCATAGGCGGCCCGTCGGGCAGTCCACGAGGACCGCCTCTTGCGGTACGACCAGGGCGCGCCCCCGGATCACAACAACCGCGACGCCTCGCCCGACCGCTACGACGCGGGCGGGCGTCGCCATGACGTCAAACGCCACCGTGACCGTTCCGCCGCTGGTCACGGTGTTGGGGCGGGTGTCGTCGGTCGACGCCGGGAACCCATCGATCACCAGGCCCGGCCGCTCGACGCAATATCCGGGGTCCGTGCAATGCGGCCGGTATGGCTCGGCTCGTGCCCGCGTGACGAACGCGGCGAGCGAGAGAGCGGCGGCCAACAGGAAGGCCGCAGCAACGACGCCGACGAGGGCGAGGATTTGGCGCAGGGCGGGCATTGTCATCCTTTCCGATACCGACGCCCCCGCCAGCCGCCGGAAGCCGTCACCGGCCATCCCTGCGCCCAAGGCGGTACGTCGCTCATGATCTGCTCGAAATGCTCCAGCGATCCGGAGCCCTCCGGAATCTCGCAAATGATTTCGTCATAGACGTGCAAGATCGTCGGATAGCCGGCCATGCGGAGCTGCAAAATCGCATGCCGCAGAATGTCGTGAGCGGTCGCTTGCACGATGTTCTCGACCAAGCGACCGCCAAACGTGGCCATCGGCCCCCATCCTAGCGAACCGTATTTCGGATTGCTGTTCCACGTCCAATAGGTGATTGCGTATTCCGACGGATCGCGCGGCGAGGGCGACAGACACGCCCGGTGATAGGTCAGCTCGCGGCCGGACGGGAGGCGGATAATCAGCGCCATGTCGCCGGTCGGCATGGTCCGCGTCTGAAAAGTGATCCCGCGATAGACGAACGCCTGGCCGGGGCAGAGGAGCGCAAGGATCGCATGCCCCTCGACGCCAAAGTATTCTTGCCGGCGGTCACGGTCCCAAGGCCGCCCGCGATGCTGGCCGCCCCAAAACTCGACGATCGCGGGCGACGCGTCCCGCCAGGCCAAGATGAGCCGCTTTATCTCGTCGTCGCTGTAGGTGCCCGAATCATCGAACGCCCGCCACGCGTTGACCCATCCGCCGAAGCCTAGACCAAGCTCCGCGACCTTGCCGATGTTCTGGCGGTCGGGGTGATGCTCGCCGTTCGCGGCGGCGTACGCTTCGTATTCCTCGAGCGTCCGACCCGTGACCTTTGCGGCGCTCAAGAGGTAAATGGGCAGGCCGCGGCGGAACGCATCGATCCGCCATTCCTCGCCGGCCAGCATCGCGATCACGACGGCCTCGATCGCGGTGTAATCCGACGCAATGAGCTCGTGGCCGGGCGCGGCGATGAACAGGCCGCGCAGCACGCCGGACAGGCAAAGCATCGCGTCGCCAAAGTACCATTCCACAAGGTCGAGACTGCGGTGCGCGAGGACGGCCAGGACGTCGTCGACGTAGGCGGCCGACCACTTGGCTTTGCCCGGCTTGGCCGCACCGCCGCACCACGGGCACGCCTCCAGCGTCGGCCGGAATGGCTTTGCGCAGGCGGCGCACGAGACGAGCGCCGGGCCCGCCTTGGGCAGATTGAGCGGCTGCGGACCTTCGCCGGTCGGGCGGCCAGTGCGCGCCCCGTGGTGAACGATCAAGTTGCGCACCCGGTCATCCGCGCACGTCTGGTTCTCGAGCGCATACAGTTTCTTGACGCTCGCGGAGCCGGTGCGCTGGCGGATTGTCAGCACTTCCCGCGCGACCGCGTCCAGTCCGGGGCGCGACAGCGCTTCCTCGACGGCGTCCTGGTCCATGCTGTAGAGGTGGCAACCTCGCGCCGCCAGCCATCCGCGCGACGCCTCGAGCTGCGTCGGATTCAACCCCGTGATCTGGCGGTAGCGCTCGCCGTAGCGCTCTAGCACCTGGTCCATAATGGCGATGCAGTCACGCACCGCGGCGCGGTCGACGCCCATGCCGCGACGGTTTATTTCCTGGTCGACGAGCCAAAAGAGCGTCTCCGCGTCGCTCATCGGCGGCATACGTTCCGACGCGCCGTCTTCGGCGACAACGTCCGTGTCGCAGTAGGCGCAAAGGCGTTCAAAGTCGGCATCGTCGGCGGCAAAGGTCGCGTGCAGCTTAGGGTTTGCGGGCGGCGCGGGTCCGCGCAGATGCGGCGGAAACACCCGGCGGCGCGAGTCCGTCTTGGTCGGATTGCGCGGAACGGAAAACTTGTCGAGGAGCCGCTTCCCCTCTTTGTCTTTGGGCACCGGGAGCGCGAGGACGTCGGACAGGTCGCCAAGCGCGCCGGGATACGTGTTCACGCGGGCGGTGGCCATGCTGCACCGCTGTTGGAAGGGCGGAAGCGGCGGGAAGCCGTAGCGGGCGACGAGGACGTGCGTCCAGATGAGCCATTCAAACATGGCGTTATGCGACTCGACCAGGCCCCCGGCCGCGATCCACGCCAGGAGCCGCGCCGGGGGCGCTTCGCCGGGCCGCCAGCGCGAGGGCCACGGGTCGCCGGGCAGGCGGTACGACAGCGTCAGGACGTCCGTCGTCGGGTGTTCCGCATAAACGGCGCTCCCGACGACCGCGAGCCCCTTGCGCTTGGCTCCGGCCGGCGCTTCCCACTTGCTGACGGCCGGATTCCAGACGTACCCGGCCTCGCTATAGGTCTCCAGGTCGAGCGTCGCGTGGGTCACAGAGGCGTGCGGCGCTCTTGCGCCTCCAGCCGTTCGATCGCCCATCGCAGCGACTCGGCATTGTCGGCGGCGATGCGCCGGATGCGACAGCCGGGCTCGCCGATGCGGTCCCGCGTGAACTCCTCTTGAAAGAGGACGGCCTTGAGCTGGCCGATGTGTTGCCGGGCGTCAGCCATAGAAAGCCACCGTGAACAGGGCGAGCGGCGCGAACGCCAGGGCGAGCCAAAAGGCCGGGTGAATTTTGCGCATGGAAAAACCCCGCCGCCGGGATGGCGACGGGGCTACACTAGCGGAAAGTGGACGGGCCCGTCAACCGTTACGAGGCCATCATTCCGTTGGCGATCAGGGTCGCGTCGGTCCAGCCGTTCGCAATCATCGCCTCATAACTCGCGCCCTGCGCAGCGGGCAGCATGACGCGCACGGGAGCGGCCGGCGGCGGGGGCGGCACGGGAGCGGCCGGAGCCGGCGGGGGCGTGACGTATCCGGTGTAGGGCGGCGCGACCGCAGCGGCGGGGGCGACGGGCACGACCGGCACCGGGACGGGCGGGGCGACGTAGGCGGGGACCGCAGCGCCGGGAGGCATCGGAGCGGCGGGGGCGGTCGGCATCATGGACGCGCCGGGCGGGAGGGCCGCCGGGGGTGCGCCGAACGCTTCGGACGCCGACGGGCCGGAGACGATTTCCGGGCCGTACGCCGTAATCTCGACCAGGTTGAAATTGACGTAGAGGCCGGGCTTCTGCGCGTTGCCGTTGCCCGTCACGTTGCCGGCGATCCGCACGAAGTAGCCGCGTTTCAGGTCGGCCGGGTTCTCCGTCTTGACGTGCGCCCCGCCCTCGACGCGGAACACGTTCGGGGCGAATCCGGACGTGAAGCGCACGATTTCGTGGCCGGCGAAACCTTCCTTGCCGCTGTTCGGCTTGCCGGTCGTATCGAAGCCGTCGCCGTCAATGATCTTGCTGGCGAAGGTGGGCAGCACGCACGGCCCGTGCGCGCCCTGCGGAAAGAGCTGCGGCCAGCTCAACGCCGCTTCGGCCAGAATCTCAGCCTTGAACGCCTGCCATGCCGGGTCGCCCTTGGCGAAGGCGACGCCGACGAAGAATTGCGGCGCGGGCTGGCCGGCGTTGGGGCCGGATTGGATCACGCGGGGGCGGCCCTGTTGGTCCGTCGTCTGCGGAACGAAGGCGTCGCCTTGGACCAAGCGGCCAACGGGGGAAGTGAAGTTGCGAGGCATGTCGTGCGGTTCCTTATGAGAAGGCTTTGGCGGCTGCGGATGCGTCCACCGGTTTGAGTTTGCTTCCGGCTTGCGGAGTGTGCGCCAGGCTCGCGACGACGTCGGGCGCAAGGCCCGCCTTGCGCGCCTGGTTCGGCGTGATGACCGCGGGCTTGACCAGGTCGACGCCCATAGCCGCCCCCGTCGCCGCCACGGTCGCGGGGTCCACGGTCCAAGTCTCGCGGCTATAGGCCGGCACCATGCCCCAACCGGGGACAGGCTTGCCGGCGCGAATGGCCGCTTCGGCTTGCGCCTCAAGGCCCGTGCGCAGAGCGTCGAGGCGGTCGGCGGCCTTGGCGATATGCGTCAGGAGTCGGCCGACTTGCGCCGGGTCGAGCTCTTGCGGAATCGACGCACCCGCGGTGTCGAGGATATGCCCGCCCGTCTGGCGTAGCGCCGGGCAGGCATGGCGCGCACTACAGTCACGGCATTGCGGCCCCGTGACCGTATCGGCGTCCGGGTCGGCGGCGCGGTGCGCGGCCTCCTGTAGCCGCTCGATTTCCTTCCACGCCCCGTGACCCAACGTCTCCCACGTCCGCACCGGGTCGCGCTGGTCGTAATTGCGCGGCTGGACGATCGTGAGCTTGACCCGCCAGCCTTTGAGCGTGTCGCGCGTCAAGCCTTGCGACTCGAGCGCGCCGGCCAGGTAGCAAACGAGCTGGTCGTTGCGGAACGGGTCGACGTAGCGGTGCCCATATTTCAGGTCGACGATTTCGACCGTATGCGCCGCGTCGTCGACGGCGATGAAGTCGGCGGTCCCTTCGCAGTCCGGATGCACAAGGCGGTGCATGGTCACGGGGGTCTCGCTCGAGCCGACGCCGGGCAGCGCCGACACGTACGCGACGAAGATGCTCGCCGCGTCCATCATGTCGTCGTCGATCGGCACGCCGTTGGGCGCAATGACGCCAGGCCACGCCGGGCGGCCGGCGAGCAATTCGCTCGCGACCCAATGCACGGCGTTACCGGCCCGCGCGTCCTCGCTCTCCGGCTCCGGATACGCCGCTTCCATGGCGACGGACCCGGCGCATCGGCTCCAGCGGTGAGCATTCGAGGGGCGAAGACGCGCGGCCATCTAGGCCGGGGCCCCAACGCGGCTCGCCAGGAACGCGTCGATCTGCGCTTTGAACGCCGGAATCAGGTCGGCGCGGCTGGCCAGGACGGCGATATTCGCGATCCCCAACGCGGTGCATGCGTTGGTGACGTCCATCGCCGTGAGCTGACCGGCCGTCTGCATCGGGCCGATGTACCCCATGAGTTGCGGGAAGGTCATGGCGTCGGCGGCCGGGGCTGGCGGCGGGGGCGGCGGCGGCGGCGGCGGCGGCGGCGGGGGGATAACGCCGGGATTGATGACGGTCGCCGGGGTCTCGACGACCGGGGCGGGCGTGAGCGCGATGCTCCGGCCAGCGGCCAGAAGCTCGGCCTCGACGGCGGCGGTCTCCTCCGGCGTCACGCCGCGTTTCTTGCGGAAGACGCCATCCTTGCCGACGCTCTGCGGCGTGGAGTGAATGCGGGTGTCATAGGCGACGCCGCGCGCGTCATGCGTCTGGCCGCCCGGCGGGACCGGAGTCGGGGCCGCCGCAGGCGTAGCAGCCGGCACGGGGGGCGTCGCAGAGGGCGCACCAGACGCCGCCAGGGGAGGGAACGCAACGGACGGGTCCGTCACGACCGTAGCGACGGGAGCCGGGGCCGGGCCATCGAAGCACGACGGGCCTTGCGTCATGAGCTCGTCGAGACAGTCCGGAAAGAGCGTCAGGAGGACGCGGGCGAGCGCCGTCGCGCTTTCGGCCGTGTCGACCGTCGTCAAGAATTGGACGTTGAGGTTCATTGGGTTTTGCCCGTTTGAGTGATTGACGACGTGAGCCGTACCGTCATATGACGAGGCCGTCAACTTATTTAGCGAGACGCCGTGTCGACCGCCCTACGCCCATATCAAGCCGATCTAAAGACCGCTGTAGAAGCGCAATGGGCGGCCCGCGCGAAGGTCGTTCTTATGCGGTTGGACACCGGCGGCGGCAAAACCGTGATCTTGTCGGCGCTCGTGTCGGAACACGCCGGGGCGAGCGCGGTCATAGCGCACAGGCAAGAGCTCGTGTCTCAACTCTCGCTCGCGCTCGCCCGTAACGGCGTGCGCCACAACATCATCGCCCCGACCGCCGTCAAGCGCGCGATCGTCGCCGAACACGTCGACCGGGTCGGGACGTCGTGGTTCGATCCGAACGCGCGCACCGCCGTCGTCAGCGTCGACACGCTCGCCGCGCGCCGCGACAGGCTCGCGCATTGGGCGGCCGGCGTGACGCTCTGGATTGTGGACGAAGGGCATCACCTGGTCGTCGACAACAAATGGCACACGGCGGTCGGCATGTTCACGCATCCGGCCTGCGTCGGGCTGGAGCCGACCGCCACGCCGCAGCGGGCCGACGGCAAAGGTTTGGGTCGCGGCCAGGGCGGCGTCGCTGACGTCATGGTCCAGGGCCCGCCGATGCGTTGGCTTATCGAGCAAGGGTATCTCTGCGACTACGACATTGTCTGTCCCGAGTCGGACATGCAACTTCTCGAGTCCGAGATAAGCGCCGGGGGCGATTGGTCGACCGCCAAGCTGCGCGCCGCCGCCAAGGCGTCGCATATCGTCGGGGACGTCGTGTCGTCCTATCGCCGGTGGGCGCTCGGCAAACTCTGGATTACCTTCTGTCCCGACACGGAGACCGCCGCGGAAATAACGCAGGCGTACAACGACGCGGGCATTCCGGCCGGCCTCCTGACGGGCAAGACGCACGACGGCGTGCGCCGCCAGTTGCTCCGGCAATTTGAGCACCGGCAAATTCTCCAGCTCGTCGTCGTCGACGTGGTGAGCGAGGGCTTTGACCTTCCCGCCGTCGAGGGGTGCAGCTTCGCGCGCAAGACCGCGTCGCTCGCGACCTACATGCAACAATTCGGCCGCACGCTCCGGCCCATGCCGGGCAAGCCGCGCGCCCTCATCATCGACCACGTCGGCAACTTCATCCGGCACGGGCCGCCCGACCGACCGCGCGAGTGGTCCCTGTCTAAGCGGGAGGGCCGCAAAGGCTCGAGCGGGCCGCAGATGCACCGCGTTTGTCTCGGCTGTTGGCGGCCCTATGAGCGGTTCCGCAAGGCGTGCCCGTTCTGCGGCCAAGCCGCGCCCCCGCCGATCGGCCGCGACTCGCCGGCCATGGTCGACGGCGTCATGAATCTCCTGTCTCCGGAGCTCCTGGCCAAGCTGCGCGGCGATCTGGACGCGGTCGACATGGAGCCGGAAGCCTACCGTCAACAGCTTGCCGCAAAGAACATGCCCGTCGTCGGCCAGCTCGCCAACGTCAAGCGCCACGTCGCCCGCCAGGCGGCGCAACGCGAGTTGCGCGAAGCCATGGGCCGGCCGGGCGGCGTCTGGCGGTCACGCGGGCTTGACGACGGCGAAATGCAAGCCGCGTTCTACCTGACGTTCGGCGTCGACGTGTTGACCGCGCAGACGCTCGGCACGGACGAAGCAACGGCGCTGACGCAGCGATTGAGGGAGTGGACCCCGTGACCAAGACGGCAAAGAACGCCCATCTATGGGCGCGCGACCTTCACGATTGGTACGTTGAGCCGGTGACGGCGACGCAAGACCTGTTGAGCGTCGAGCAATTCAACGGCTGGACGCATGACCCCTGTTGCGGCCGGGGCAACATCGTTGAGACGCTGCTAGCGGCAGGCATCCCCGCGACCGGGTCGGACGTCGTGCAGCGCACCGCCGCGCCCTGGTTTACCGGCGTCGCACCGTTCATTGTGCCGACCGCAGCGGGCTGGCGATCGGCCCATTTTTCGCCGGTGCCGCGCGACGCCAAAAACCTCGTGACGAACCCGCCATACTACAACGCCAAGGGCGCGGAAGCGTGCATCCGCGCCGCCCTCATGGGCACATATGGCAAGGTCGCCGCCTTCGTCGACGCGCGTTTTCTGTTCTCCGGCCGCCGGGCGCGCGGCCTCTATCACGATTGTCCGCCGTCGCGCGTTTGGCTCCTCTCGCGCCGTCCGTCGTGCCCGCCCGGCGCGGTCTATGAGGCGCACCTTGCGGAGACCGGCGACGAGCCCGGCGGCGGGCAACATTCTTTCGCATGGCTGGTTTGGGACGGCATCGTACTGCGCAAGGGCGCTGGCGAGCGGTCGGAAGTGGGATGGATATGACGTCCGTAGAGAAGAAACGGCTTTTCATCAGTTTCAGCGGCGGGCGCACGTCTGGTTTCATGACCAAACGTCTTTTGGAAACGCTCGATTTCGAGGAATGGGACGTTCTGATACTTTTCGCGAACACGGGGGCCGAAGACGAGCGGACCTTGCGCTTTGTTAAGGCATGCGAAACCTGGTTCGGCCGGGACGTTTTGTGGATCGAAGCCGTCCCGAATCCCGTGCGGGGTAAAGGCACCGGCTGGCGGGTCGTCACCTACGAGACCGCCAGCCGCAACGGCGAGCCCTTTCGAGACGTCATTTCCAAACACGGCATACCGAACAAGGCGTTTCCGCATTGCACGCGCGAGCTAAAAGAGCGCCCGATGCTAGCGTTCCTTCGCACAATCGGATGGAAAGCCGGCACCTTTTACACGGCGATCGGTATTCGCGCGGATGAAATGGACCGAATATCTGCATCCGCAGAATCTCGAAAGCTAATCTACCCGTTGATTAAATGGGGTACGACGAAGACGGACGTCCTAGACTTCTGGAGGCAACAGCCGTTCGATTTGTTCCTTCCGGAACATCGCGGCAACTGCGTTTGGTGTTGGAAGAAAAGCCTTCGGAAGCACCTGACGTTGCTTTCGGAAACGCCGGAAGCCTACGCGTTTCCGGAGGCCATGGAGCGGGAATTTCCCTTTGCCGGGCCGGGGCAGACGGGGGAGCCGCGGCGGTTCTTTCGCGGGCACAAGACGGTGGCCGATCTGCGCGCGGAGGTCGCGCTTGGGTTCACCCCCTTCGTTGACGGAAACGAGCGTTTCGAGACCGACTTAGACGAGCCTGGCGGATGCGGGGACAGTTGCGAGGTTTTCACCCAATGACCCCGGAAGCACACGCGCAAAGCCTGGTCCGCTTAGAGGCCGGGCGACTCGGCACCGTGACCCTTTGGCGCAACAACGTCGGGGTTCTCCTGGACGCCACCGGCCGGCCGGTGCGGTACGGCCTGGCCAACGAATCGCCCGCCATGAACGCCGCGCTCAAGTCGTCGGATTTGATCGGCTGGCGGACGGTCACGGTGACGCCGGACATGGTCGGCCGCCAACTCGCCGTCTTCGTGTCGCGGGAGGTAAAGGCCGCCGGCTGGACCTACCGGGGCGACGCGCGCGAGACCGCGCAGAAGGCATGGATCGACCTGGTCGCGGGGGCCGGCGGTGACGCGGCATTTGCGTCCGGGCCCGGAACGCTGTAGATATGACGAAGCCGTCCAAACAGGGGTTTAGAATGGATCGACGAGAACGGGGACTAGAGCGACAGGAGCGGCGGAATCGCGTCGTGCTGGACGCCGCCTGTAGCGACGCGCTCGACATGGGCCTTGCGCTTGTCACCCGTGACGGTGTGGCCAGGCGCGCGGGCGTGTCGGCCGGGAGCGTCACGAGGTCTTTCGGAGATATGGCGGGCCTGCGTCGCGCCGTGATCCTGGAGGCCATCGCGCGGCCGATGCTTTCGGTACTTGCGGAGGCGATCGTTGCGGGGGACAGTACCGCCCGCGATGCGCCCGACGATCTGCGCGCCGCCGCCCTCGCCTCCGTCGCCCACTAACCCAAGGGCACCCATATGGACGCCCTAACGGGAGCCTTCGCGGCTATGGTCGCGAGGGGACAATTTGTCGCGTGGTTTGCCGTGCCGCGTCCGGAGCATCCGGGCAAGTACGACAAAATCCCTTGCCATTGGTCGACGGGCGCGCCTTGCAACCCGCTGGACCCGGCTAACTGGACAGACGCGCAAGCGGCGCTTGCCATGTCCAAAGCGTACGATCGCGGACATGGTTCCGGCATCGGCTTTGTTTTCACGGAGGCCGACCCGTTTTTCTTCGTCGACGCTGACGGCGCGCTAGGGCCGGACGGCCAATGGAGCCCCGCCGCCCAAGACCTTTGCCGGCGCTTTGCCGGGTGCGCCGTCGAGGTGAGCCATAGCGGCCGGGGGCTGCATATCTTCGGCACCTACCAGGGCGCGGCCCCGACGCACGGGACCCGCAATCTCGACAATCATCTGGAGCTCTACACGCGCAACCGCTTCGCCGCGCTGACGGGCATTCATGCGCAGGGCGACGCCGGGCGCGACGCGACGGGCGAGCTGGCGACCGTGGCGGCCCTCTACTTCCCGCCGACGGCGGTCGGAGCCGGCCAGGTCGGGGAATGGACCGTTGCCCCGGTCGCGGAGTGGGGCGGGCCGGCGGACGACGACGAGCTGATTCGCCGGGCGCTGGCCGGAGCCGCCAGGAGCGCAAAAGCGGCCTTCGGCGGGGGCCTGACCTTCGCCGACCTATGGGCGGGCGACGTGCCGCACGACGGCCGAAGCGAGGCGGACCAAGCGCTTGCAAACCATCTGGCATACTGGACCGGCAAGGATTGCGAGCGGATCGAACGCCTTATGCGCGCGTCGGGCCTGGTCCGCGAGAAGTGGGACGCCCCCGGCCACGTCAACTATCTGCGCACGACCATTCTCAAGGCGTGCGCCTTCGTCGGCAAGGTCGCCACTCCGCGGGAGACGGGCGCGCCGGTCACGCCTGCGCAACAGGCGGTGGCCCGCGAGGGCGCTGCGGCACCCGCCCCGGCCGCAGCGGTGGCGCAGGACGCCGCTTCCGGCCAGTGGGGGACGCGAGACCCCGGCCGGGAGTTTCTAGGCCCCCGTGAGCAACTGACGCACTTCGCCGGATGCACCTACATCAGCGACCTGGAGCGCATATACAGCGCCGCTCGGAACAAGCTCATGAAGCGGGAGGCGTTTGACGTCGAGTATGGCGGGCACGTCTTCGTGCTGGACGCCATGGGGCAGAAGACCGTCGATAGCGCCTACATGGCCCTCACCCGGTCCCGCGTGAACAAACCGGCCATCGTCGACGATCTGTGCTTTCGGCCGCAGCACCCGACCGGGGCGATCGTGCGCGAAGGCAACTACACGCTCGTCAACACTTACGCCCCCTACGAGTGCGAGGCGACGCCAGGAGACCCCGCGCCGTTCCTCGACCACTTGGCGCGGCTGTTGCCGGACCCCGGCGACCGGGCGAGCCTGTTGCAATATTTCGCCCGCATCGTCCAGAATCCCGGCGTAAAAGTGCCGTGGTGGCCGGTCATTCAAGGCGTTAAGGGCAACGGCAAGAGTCTCTTGGCGACGTTGCTCACGTATATTTTCGGCGAACAATACACGCACAAGCCTAACGCCGCCGCGCTTGCTAAAGACGGCATGAAATTTAACAAGTGGCTCCTCCGTAAAACCTTCGTTGTGCTTGACGAAGTGTCGCTATCGCACAAGCGGGACTTTCTGGAGGAATTCAAACCCATCGTGACCGAAAGCCGGGTGCCGATCGAAGGCAAGGGCGTCGACCAAGTCACGGGGGACAACGCCGCGAACGGCGTGATCCTGACGAACCACAAAGACGGCGTGCCGATCGACGACGAGGAGCGGCGATACGCCATCTTCTACACCGCGCAGCAACTCAAGGCCGACCTGGCGACCGACGGCCTGACGGAGACGTATTTCGAGACCTATCGGGCATGGGTGCATGGTCCGGGCCGGGCGATCGTCGCGCACTACCTCAAGACGCTCCCGTTGCCGGCGGAAATGCCTTCTCGGGCTCCGCAGACGACAAGCACGAAAGCGGCGATCTACGCCAGTCTTGGCCGGGCCGAACAAGAGGTTATGGAGGCCATCGCAGAAGGGCGAATCGGATTCCTTGGCGGCTTCGTCTCGAGCAAATACCTCGACGCGCTCCTGGCCGAACATCGGTTCAACGTACCCCGGAACAAGCGGCGCGGCATGATGCAAGCGCTCGGCTACGATTGGCACCCGGCACTTGACGGCGGCCGGCTCGGCACCGTGGTCACGCCTGACGCCGGCAAGCCCATCCTCTACCTTCGCAACGGGCACCTGGCGTTGAGCCTGACGACGTCGGCCGATATCGCCGCCGCCTACAGCCGGGCGCAAAGCACCGCCGCAGCGGCCAAGGCTTTTAATAGTTGACGGGTCCGTCCACTTAGCGTTAGATCGCCGGACGCAAGAGGAGACGACGCAATGACCGCCTGGACGCATACGCCGCGGGAGACGCCATGCGCGCCCCGCCCGCTCGACGAGTACGTGAGCCCGTGCGGGGCCTGGCGGGTCGGCGAAAGCTGGGCAACTCGGGGCACCGCCCGGCCGTTCTACGTCATGAACCGCCCGCGGCCCGGCGTCGGCTTCTCGTCGACCCGTCATTTCCGCAAGCGCTTCGCGACGGCGGAAGCCGCCATGCGCGCCGTCGACGTGCATGTGCGCAGGAGCGCCAAGCCATGCACATAGTCGCCCGGACGCAATACGTCCTGACCAACGGCCGGGGCGTCAACCTGCCCGGCGGCGCGTACGACCATCGGGAGGCCGCGATTGCCGAAGCGGATCGCCTCGTGCCGGTCCACGACGGGCTGCACGTCCGCAGGGTCACGGTTGTCGAGACGTCGGTCGAGGTGTACCGCCCGGCCGCCCGGCCGCCCGACGTGTTCCTTTGCCGGACGTGCGCCTTTCGCTCGCGCCCGTCTCACCGCCAGCCGCACGACGGCTCCCCGTGTGCCCGGTTCACGCTGGCCAGCACGCTTAACCAGGCCCGCAAGGTATGCGGCGGGCGAGATTGGACCCCCAAGGAAACCACGACATGACGAGCCCCGCCGCCCCGCCCATTGGGCACAACTCGATCGAAGTCCTCAACACGACCGCGCAAGGCCAGCTCAAGGCGATCCTGGAGCGGATCGAACGGCTCGAGGAGGACAAGGCCGGCGTCATGGCCGACCTCAAGGAAGTGTACGCCGAAGCCAAGGGCAACGGCTTTGACGTCAAGATCATCCGCAAGGTGGTCCGGCTGCGCAAGACCGACCGGGCCAAGCGTCAGGAGGAGGAAGCGCTTATCGACCTCTACATGACGGCCATCGGCGAGGCGTGACCCTCCCCGACCCGATACGCGAGGCGTTGGCGCGCGAGGCCGCGCCCGACGCATTCCGTGACGCTGACGCCTCGCGCGCCATGCTGGCGACCCTACCAGGTCGCCGGCTCATCAACCTGGACGGCCCCGCGTTGCGCAGGGTCGCCGAAGCATACGCCTTGGTCGACCGGCTCACCGCGTCGCTACGGCTCATGGGACTCATGTCATGACCTGGAAAACCAACCTCCCGCCCGGCGTGACCGTCGCCATGGTCGAGCGCTTCGCCGCGACGCTATGGGCCGCCGTGCCGGAGCATGCGGGCTTGCCGTTTGACTCCGAAGACGAAGACCTGGCGGAGCTCGCGCCGACCCTGGCGGAAGGCATCGCCGCGGTGTTGGGGGAGCCGGTGGCGTGGCGCTTCCTGCACGGACACGCACCGCAAGGCGCATGGTCCTACTCCGCAGAGCCGCCCGCGCCGGCATGGGTGAAGCAATGCCGCCAGGTCCGCGCGCTGTACGCTCCCGAATAATAGTTGACGGCTCCGTCCACTTTGCTAGTGTGTCTCCAGACACGAGGAGACGCACCGCCATGACCGCCGAACAGATCGTAGCCGCTTTCGACCCCGCCACCGCCCGCGCCACGCTGCGCAAGGCCGCCGACACCGTGATCGTGCGGCTGGCCTACGGCGAGTTTGCCGCCGACCCGCTGGACGGAGTGCCCGACGCGCTCGGGTCGGCTGCTTACGACGAAATGGAGCGCCGGGACCGCCGGGCGGCGCGTGCGGCGTGATGCGCGCGCTCGTCAACTGCGAGAGCTCTGGACGCACGCGGGAAGCGCTGCGCGCCGCCGGCTGGGATGCGTGGTCCTGCGACCTGTTGCCGGCCGATGACGGCTCTCCCTTCCATATCCAAGGCGACGCGATCGTGGCGGCGTATTCCGGCGGATGGGACATGATGATTGCGCACCCGCCGTGCACCTACCTGACCGGGGCGGCCGAATGGGCGTTTCGTGACGACGTCGGGCGCAAGGTCAAGCCCGGCACGCTTACCGGCGAGGCTCGACGCGAGGCGCGGAACGCGGCGCTCCTGTTCTTCGGCGCGCTCCTCGACGCACCGATTCCGCGGGTCGCCATCGAAAACCCGGTGGGGGCAGTCAACACCGCGATCCGCAAGCCGGACCAGATCATTCACCCTTGGATGTTTGGCGACGACGCCAGCAAGTCGACGTGCCTATGGCTGCGCGGCCTGCCGCCCCTGCGTATCGAGCCGGCCCGGTTCACGCCTCCCCGGCTCGTCTGCGGCGGCTGCGGCGACACCGTGGCCGGCCGGCCCAAGGACGCACCGTGGCGCGCCGAAGCGTGCGGCCTCTGCGGCGCGCGCAGCCTGCCCCGTTGGGCCAACCAGACGGACAGCGGACAGAACCGCCTCGCCCCATCCGCTGACCGCTGGAAAGAGCGCAGCGCCACGTATCCCGGCATCGCGCGCGCCTTCGCGCTCAACTGGAGCTGACCAAATGACCAAACGCCTCGCCGTAACGCAGCTCTGCGGCAATGTCCGCCAGCGCACCGTCTTTCGAGCGCACCGGGCCTGGACGACGCACGAGGGCTCCAGATGGGCCGCGGTGCGCGAGTACGAGTCCAGCAAGACGTGGTCCCTGTTCCACCGCCGCAGCGGCGCGCGGATCGACTCGCTCACCGGCCGGCCGACCCTGTCGCTCGTGCAAGCCCTCGCGTGCGTGGCGGCCCTGGACGCCCTGGCGGTCGACTGGAGCGCTTTCGACGCCCTCCCCGTGACCATGGCGTCAGGACTGCCCTCGACGGGCTTCACGGACGCCAACCGGCCGGCGCGCGAGGTGGTCACGGCCATGGTCGAGGCGGTGCGGGAGGCGCTGCGATGATGAGCCGCGCCCGCATCGTTGAGTTGCGCAACGCTGGAAAGACGTATGGGCAAATAGCGCTCGCGTTACGTATCTCCCGTAACGCCGTAGCGGGCGCGTTACGCCGGGAGCGGGAGGGCGTAGCGTTACGCAAGGCTCCGCGTTACGCGTTACGTAGCGATGAGGTGCGGGCGTTACGGCGTAGCGGGCACAAGCTGGAGCAAATAGCGTTACGCCTGGAAGTGCCGTTACATGCCGTCAAGCGCGCGCTGTACGGCTAAGTGATTGAATTTGCTCACTAGGGCCATTCCGGTATGCCGATTTGATACCGGACTAGGCTCAAGCCCTTATGCCACAAGGGTTTGCGGCGATCTGCGGCCGGGATTTGGCCGGGACGCCTTAATTGATACCGGACCAAGAGCAAAGCCTTACGCCACAAGGGTTTGCGGCGATATAACGTCGGTATCATTCCGGTATATACCGGAACGGACAACGCGCTGAATTCGTTAGGGAAAATGGGGGTCGGAGCGGTGCGGAGGGCGCTTTTCGACCAGGAGCCCAAAATCCGTGCGCGCCTGCGTACGTAGCGGGCGGGCCTGCGCAAGCGCGCACACGTAAGGCGATTTGACGTTTGTACCGGAATGGGTCTAAAAAACACCTATATTCTCTAACGATTTCAATAACTTAAGTTGTTCCGGTATATACCGGAATGATAACGCTGTTATATCTCCGCAAAGCCTTACGTCACAAGGGTTTGCGCTTGGTCCGGTATCAATTGTGGCGTCCCGGAATGAAACTCGCCACAATCTCCGCAAAGCCTTACGCCACAAGGGTTTGCGCCGTTCCGGTATGCCCGGCCGGCCCCGGCATTGCGTGAACACCGTCGTAACGCTACGTTCTGGCCATGGATACGAAGACCGCATTCGCGCGCCTGGTCGCCATCGCGACGGCGGACCCCCGTGAGCTTGTCGAGCTGCGGCGCGGCTGTTGCCGCCATTGCAACGGCGAGGGCGGGCGGTATCAGTGGCGCGAGGAGGAGTATCTAGCGGCGCTCCAGGAGGCCACGACCGCCCGGCCGCCGCAGCCGGTGCCCGACATTGCCGGCGGCTTCGGCTTCCAACGGTTCGGGCCCCTCAACGTCGATTGCAAGGAATGCGGGGGCGCTGGCGTCCCGGTGGCGGTGTTCAAGGATACGGACGCCCTGTCCGATTCCGCCCTCCTGCTCTACCGGGGCGTCAAGCAAACCCGCCAGGGCCTCGAGCTCATCATGGCCGACCAGGACGCGGCGCTTCGCGACGCCATCCGCATGTTGGGCGGCTTCAACGATCGCCTCATCACCGGCGACGCGGAAAACCCGCTTGACGGCATGGGGCTCGATATCGACCAACACGAGGCGGCCCGGCGTTACGAACTCATGATGCGCAACGCGGCCGGAGCCAAGGGCTCGACACACTAACGCCGTTCGGTTATCCGGGGTCTCTCAACAGGAGACGACACCGTGACCAAACGAGCCGACCAGAAGACGAAGACCAACGCCTTGATCCGCCAGACGGCCGCCGCGCTATTCGCCGTGCAGGGCTACGAGCGCACGACCATTCGCGAGCTGGCGACCGCCGCGGGCCTGTCGACCGGGGCTATCTTCGCGCACTACCCCGACAAGGCCGCCGTCTACGCGGCCGTTCATGGTCACGGGCCGCTGACGCCGGAGCAAGGCCGCTTGCTTGCCGCGCGCCTGGTCGTCGCAACGGGCGGGGAGTCGATTGCTGCGGTCGTGGGCACCCTATGACCCGCGCCGACGTCCGCGAACAGGCGCTTCTCGTCGCCGACCGGCCGTCCCGCCGCGCAGGAGCCCCGCCAGCGCCCGCGATCGTGCCGGACTGCCCAAGGTGCCACGAGCCGGCGCACGGCCGCCCTGGCGGCTTCTGGTGCGGGGAGTGTTGCGCCCCGGTGCGAGGATAGGTTACACGAGGGCAGGTTTCGCGGGGGCGCGCATGGACGTCAGGACCGAATCAGTGGCGCTCGCGGCGGTGATTCAACATTCGATGCTGACGGCGGAAGCCAAGCTATCGCAGGCGATCACCTTCGCGCAGGCGCAAGGGGCGCACGACCAGGCCGCCAAGCTCCAGCGCGTGTTGCGCCTCTCGCGCCGGGCGCACGCCCTGGCAGACGAGACCGCCCGCGACGTAACGGCCTTCCTGGACGGCCCGTCCGTCATGTCCGAAAGCGGCGGGTCGGCCGACGACAAACCCCCGCCCCCGCCGCCGGACCCCGCCCCGTGACGTGGCAGGACGTGACGACGCTGTATCAGCTCGCGACCGTCGCCATGGTCGTCGTCTGCATCCTGGCCTATGTCGTCAACCGCGCCGCGCTCGACCTGTTCGCCGCGGCCGTGGTCGTCTTCGCTTTCACCGTCGTCAGCGCGCTCATCGTTGAGGCGAATGAGCCGCCTTGGTCGTCGGCGCACATGCCGCCGCAAGACCTGATATGCGCAACGGTGGCCTGGTGGTCGTCGCGCAGAGCGTCGAGCGGGTGGTGGCCCCGATGGCTGGCCATCGCCTTCACGGCGCAATGCGGAATCCACGTGCTGTATTGGGGCCTTCTGGCGGCGTCGCATCTGTTCGCGAACGGGGCCGGCGTCGACGTTCTCGTGCGTGTCTATCCGTGGCCGATAAACACCCTATTCCTTATCGAGCTGGCGATTCTAGGCGTGGCCGGGGGCTTCTATGTGGGTCGCTATGTTCGGGCTCGCTTCGCTCTGCTTCATCGCGGCGTTGCTGCTACTGTGCCGCACGGCGAAAGGCCCCGGCGATGATCGACGAGCTGGCGGAACGCGTCGAGACGCTGGAGAAGCGGATAGGCGCGATTGAGAAGGCGATTGCGTGGGTGACGGGCGGCGCGGCCGGCGTCACCGGCACGATTGTCGTCATGAAGTCGGGCCTCCTGAAATGGCTCGCGGGGCTTGGCGGATGAGACCCATATCCATTCTCAACGATTGGCTGACGGCCCGCGACGGCGAGACCTTCGCCATCGGCCGGGGCCTGGCCGTCGTGCTATTCCTGGTCGCTATGGTCCTGGCCATCGGCATCACCGTCGCGGCCGGCGTCGCTACGCTGCGCGCCGAAGGGCACCCGGACCTTGGCGAGTGGGGCATGTATTTGGGCGGGCTCGGCTCCTACTTCGGCCTTGTCGCCGGTGCGGTATGGGCCATGGTCCGCGGCACGTCCGCAACGGAACCGAAAGAGGACCCAACCCCGTGACCGTTACCCGAACGACCCTTCGCACCCCGGCCCGTTTCTTCGCGGACGTGCGCGCCGCCGGCCTTCTCGGCTCCTCGCTCGACCAGGGCGAAGTCGACGGCCTTAACGCGATCCTGCACGCCTGCGGCGGCGCGGGATGGGGGAAGCGCTTCACCGCCTACGCGCTGGCGACCGCAGATCACGAGACGGCCGGCACGATGCAGCCGATTCGCGAGCGCGGGAGCCGGGAGTACCTGACGCGACTGTACGATATCGCCGGCCGCGACCCGGCGCGGGCCCGTCGCTACGGCAACACGCGGGCGGGCGACGGCGTGCGCTACTGCGGCCGGGGCTACGTGCAGTTGACCTGGCGGGCCAACTACGAGGTCGCGACGCGCGAGCTGCGCAAAGCCGGCATCAACGTCGACCTGGTCGAAAACCCCGACCTGGCCATGCGCCCGGACGTCGCGGCCTTCGTCATGGTCAACGGCATGCAACACGGCTGGTTTACCGGCGTGAAGCTCGGCGATTTCATCACGTCCAACGCCTACAACTTCGTCAAGGCGCGCAAGGTCATCAACGGGCTGGATTGCGCCGAACAGATCGCGCACGAGGCCGGCCTGTACCTGGCCGCACTCACCGGCGGCGATTGGGGCCCGGCGTGATGCTGCGCGCCGGGCTCTACGTCCTGGCCGCCTGCGTCGTGGCGATCCTGGCGATTATCTACGTCCCGCCGATCCTGCGCGCCATCGGCGACCCGTTCGGCCTGTCGCGGCGCGCAGCGGACCAGGCGGCGGCCGACACCGCCACGGCGACCGCCGCGGCCACGGGGGCGACCGCCCAAGCGCAGTACGGCGAGGACGCCGGGCGCATCTACCAACGCGGCGCGGAGCGAGAACGCTCGATTGCCGACCAAGACCGGAGAAACGCCGATGCACTTCGCGCCGCGCCGGGGGCTGACGTGCCTCTTGATCCTCGCTTTGTCGCTGCCCTTCGCCGTGGCTTGTGCGAGCGCCCCACGTATCGAGACGATCGTGCTTGCGCTGGACTGTTCAAAGATGACGCCGGAGTCCTACCGGACGCCGGTTCCGGGCGTGCCGCTGATACCCCCTGACGCCACGTTGGCGGACGTCGGCCAGGCGCTCGACGGCCAGACGGGACGCCTCGAGACCGCCAACGGGCGCACCGCCGACGTCATTGCGGCCGGGGAGCGGTGCGAGGCGATCCGCAGGGCCATGATCGAAGCCGCCAAGCCCCCGCCGTCATGGCTTGACCGCCTGTTGCGCCGGGCGTAGCGTCCCCGTCGCCTCTCCTGGCATCTGTCGCGCACTACCTGACCCCGCCGCGTCCCCTGCGCGGCGGGGTTTCTCTTGACGGGCTCGTCAACTCTCGGCTACGCCTGACGCACGACAACAGGGGAAGGCGAGACAATGGCCAAGTGCGACAACTGCACCGGCACCCACTACCTCAACGACGTGCCCGACTTCGGCCCGTGTACGTGCTGCACGCCGTCGGAAATGCAGAAGCGAGACCGGACGATCGAAGCGCTCACCGCGCCTAAGTCGCTCGACGAGCTCCTCGACGAGCTGGAGGGATTGGCGAGCGACGTACGCGATGGATACGCCGCAGCGCAGCGCGAGCGGGACGAAGCGGAGGGCGAGAACGATGCGATCCGGGCGGCCCTGCGCGATTACTGCGCAACGCAGGAAGTCGGCCCCAACCCCGTGACCCTTCCGGCCGGCGATCCGCTGCGGCCCCTCTTGGAAGCGGCGGGCCTGCTATGAGTGCGGCGGGGAGCGCCTGACCCGTTGGACGGCTTTGACTGGCAACACCCGGACTACCGGCCCGTCTTCGTCGAGCGTATGCAGCGGCTCGCCTGGATACGCGAGGACCCGGCGGCCAGGCTCCCGCCGCTGCGCGCGCACTACCGACACAACCCGGCCGACTTCATCAACGATTGGGGCGTTACGTTCGACCCCCGCAACCTCGACGTCGACCGGCCGGCGCTCGTGCCCTTCCTGTTGTTCCCCAAGCAACGCGAATGGGTCGAGTGGGTCATGGAGCGCTGGAAAGGCCGCGAGCCGGGCTTGACCGAAAAGAGCCGGGACTGCGGCATTTCGTGGCTGGCGGTCGGTCTTGGCGCGACGCTCTGTCTGTTCAATCGCGGCATGAACATCGGGTTCGGGTCGCGGAAAGAGGAGTACGTCGACAAGCTCGACGCGCCCAAGAGCCTTTTCTACAAGGCCCGGAAATTCATCGAGTATTTGCCCCCGGAATTTACGAACGGTTGGAACCGCCGCACCGACGCGCCGCATATGCGGATCAAATTCCCGGCGACGGAAAGCAACATCACCGGCGAGGCCGGCGACGGCATCGGGCGGGGCGACCGCCAAACGATCTACTTCGTCGACGAGTCGGCCTTTCTGGAGCGGCCGCAGCTCGTCGAGGCGTCGTTGAGCGCCACGACGAATTGCCGCATCGACGTCTCGTCAGTTAACGGCATGGGGAACCCGTTCCAGGTCAAGCGCCATAGCGGACGCATTCCGGTGTTCGTCTTCGATTGGCGCGACGACCCGCGCAAGTCCCAAGAGTGGTACGAGAAGCAATGCGCGGAGCTCGACCCCGTGACCGTTGCGCAGGAAATCGACCGCAACTATGCGGCCAGCGCGGAGGGCGTGCTTATCCCGTCCGCATGGGTGCAAGCCGCCGTCGGCGCGTGCGCGCGGCTCGGCATCGCCCCGGCCGGCGTGCGGGAGTCCGGCTTTGACGTGGCCGACGAGGGGCGCGACGCGCTCGCATGGGCGGGCCGTCACGGGCAAGAGCTGTTTGCGCTCGAGGAGTGGTACGGCAAGGGCGACGATATCTATGGCTCCGTCCTGCGCGCCTTCGGCCATTGCGACACGCACAACGTCCCGCGGCTCAAGTACGACGGCGACGGCTTGGGTGCCGGCGTGCGCGGGGACGCCCGCGTCATCAACGAAGCGCGCCGGGCGGCGTCGCGGCCGGTGCTGGACGTCCTGGCGTTCCGGGGGTCGGGCGAGATTTTCCGACCGGAGGCCGAAGACGAGAAGGGCCGCCAGAACGCGGATTTCTTCTCGAATCAGAAGGCGCAATCCTGGTGGCGGCTGCGTCAGCGCTTCCGGGCCACCTACCGCGCCGTCCAGGGCGACCCGTACGACCCGGCCGATATCATATCGATCCGCGCCGACTTGCCGCTTCTGACGAAGCTCACCGGCGAGTTGTCGCAACCGACCTTCTCGCTCAACAACGCCGGGAAGATCGTGATCGACAAGACGCCGGAAGGGTCCAAGAGTCCCAACCTAGCCGACGCCGTGATGATCGCATACAGTCGCACCGGCTTTGAACCGATGCAGATCAATCGAGGGGCGTTGGCCGCGATATGAGCGATATTCCCGACCAGGCGGCCAAGCCGCGCCACCGGATCAAGGCAATCTCGCGCGAGACCGTCCAGGCGGTGCGCGGCTCCGGCCCGGTGCCCTCGCCTTGGGCCGCCGTGCGCCCGCCCCCCGGCGTCGTGCCGGAGGGCGTCGCGCTGGCGTGCGATGAGAGCGCCGTGGTCGCGTCCTATCAGTGGGCGTCGACGGTGTACGGGGGCCTCTGGCAAGAGGGCCTGACGTTCATGGGCTACCCGTACCTTGCGGAGCTCACGCAACGGCCGGAGTACCGCCGCATCAGCGAAATCATCGCCAAGGAAATGACCCGGCGTTGGATCGAAGTCACGGCCGGCGGCGACGAGACCAAGAGCGACAAGGTCGAGGCGCTGACGACGGCGCTGCGGACGTTCAACGTGCAAGACGTGTTCCGGCGGGCCGCAGAGCTCGACGGGTTCTTTGGCCGCGGCCATATCTATATCGATACGGGCTACAGCGAAGACCCGCGCGAGCTCGACACGCCTCTGGTCCGCGATCCGCGCAAGATTCCCAAGGGCGACGGCACGACCGCGAAAGGCCAGCTCCGCGGCTTCCGCACCGTGGAACCGATGTGGGTCTATCCCAACGACTACGACACGAACAACCCGCTCCTCTCGTCCTACTACCGCCCGCGCAACTGGTTTGTCATGGGCAACCTGGTCGACTCGTCTCGCCTCTTGACGGTCGTAAGCCGGGAGGTGCCGGACCTGCTTAAGCCGACCTATTCGTTCGGCGGCCTGTCCATGTCGCAGATGGCGAAGCCCTACGTCGACAACTGGATTCGCACGCGGGACAGCGTCGGCGACCTCGTGCATACCTTCTCTGTCGCCGTTCTCAAGACGGACATGAGCGCCATTCTTCAGGGCGGCGGGGCCGAATCGATCATCGGGCGCGCGGAGCTGTTCAACGCGACGCGGGACAACCGCGGCCTTCAGATGATCGATTTCGACCGGGAGGAATTCGCCAACGTCGCAACGCCCCTGTCGTCGCTCGACAAGCTCCAGGCGCAAGCGCAGGAGCAAATGGCCAGCGTCGCCGGCATTCCCCTGGTCGTGCTGTTGGGCGTCACGCCGTCGGGGCTCAACGCCTCGAGCGACGGCGAGATAAAAACCTTCTACGCGTGGATCAACTCGCAACAGGAAGACATTTTCCGCGAGCCGCTGACGGTCGTGCTGGAGCTCTTGCAACTGCACCTGTTCGGGGCGATCGATCCGGAAATCAGCTTCTCGTTTGTCCCGCTCTGGCAACCTAGCGAAGCGGAGTTGGCGACCATCCGCAAGACGGAGGCCGACACCGACATGGTCTATGTCGACGGCGGCGTGATCCATACGCAGGAGGTGCGCGAGCGCATTTCGCGCCAACAGGGCGGCCCGTACCAGGGCATCCCGGTCGCCGACGTGCCGGAGCAACCGGAGGACGGCGGCGAGGGCAATCTACCCGACGACGGGGGCGAGGAAGCCGACCCTTTAGCCGCTGACGCTTGGTCGGAGGCCGATCACCCGCGCGACGCGAGCGGCAAGTTTGGCGAAGGCGGCGGGGGCACGCATGACGACCTGGCCAGCGTTGAACGTGAATGGGACGCCGCCGGCATCGACCATTTCATGCACGAGAGCCGCGGCGGCGTGGTCACGGTTTCCAAGATCGTCGTGCCGAAAGAGGCGCGGGGCACCGGAGCCGGGTCGCAGGCCATGCGTTCGCTGGTCGAGTATGCGGACAAGCACGGCAAGACGCTCGCGCTCACGCCAGATTCGGCGTTCGGCGGGTCCAAGTCCCGCCTGGTCGAATTCTACAAGCGTTTCGGCTTCGTCGAGAACAAGGGCCGTAACAAAGACTATGCCGTCAGCGAAACGATGATCCGCCCGGCGCGCAGCATGGCCGCTGACGCCGAAGGCTGGATTACGGTCCATCCCAACGGCAAGGAACACAAGGGCACGCCGGTCAAGGTCGAGGAGGGCGCGGGCGGCACCGTGACCGTCAAGGGCGGCGCTGGCGGCAAGCTCAACGGCCGGACGTTCACGGCGAAGACCAAGGGCAAGACGCGCGGCGGTGGGGGCTCTGCGGAGGAGCCGAAGGGCGAGACCGACCAGACGGCCGGCGGCCAGGGCGGCGGCGGGAGCGCGCCGGAACCGGAGCCGGACCCCGTCGACCCGCGCGAGGCGTACGAAAACGCGACCGATCCGGAGGAGAAGAAGCGCCACGCCGCAGAGGTGGCCAAGACGGCAAGCGCCGAAGCGCGTGCGGCGTCGGAATCCGCAAAGACGTTCGTCGAGTGGAACACCGCCATAACGAAGCATCGGGAGGCCGCCAATTGGGCCAAGAAAGCCGGTGATGACGAATTGGCCGGCGAACATATAACGGCGTATTACGACGCGTGGAACCAACGCGCCAAAGCGGAGAAGCGAGAAAAGGCCGAAAAGCGTAAAGCGCAGGGCGCGGCGCTAGGCGCGTCGGAAGCGGGCAAGGCCGTCAAAGAAATGGAAGCGCGGTTTTCTGCGACGCCGGCCGCGGACATTTCAAAGCATTTCGAGGACGCTTACGGAATATCGTTCTGGAATGTCGATTCGAGCGCGAAAGCTGAATATGAGAAGGTTTACGCCGACCTCCAGCGCGATTACCGGACCCTAACGCCGGAGGCGCGGGCGGCGGTCGAAGACAAAATCCGCGAGCTGCGGAAGCGTATCGGTATCGACCCGGCCGCTCGTGTTCGGGGGGCCAAGTCCTACGACGCGAACGACAACAGCGCCGGGGCCAAAGCCGCGCGCAAGACGGCCGGTCAAGTCGCCGGGGCGCTCGACTATCTGACCGCGCAGGGATACGACCTCAAGGCGGCCATGGCCGGCGCGGATATCCAGTATGTGCCGGCGTCGACGGGCAAGGCGCTCGGTCTTTCCTGGCAGCTTGGCGGCCGGGGGTACTTTGCCGTCTCTGCGTCCAAGAGCGGCCTTGCGGCCCTGGCGGACCAAGCCGCGCACCATCAGGCGCGCGCGGCGGCCGGCAAAGGGCGTTGGACGGTTGGTGGCGAAGACCCCGCAACCTCGATCCGCGCAACGGCGATCCATGAGCTCGCTCACGCGTTGGGTATGCAGGCGCACATAAACTCGCCGGCCCGGCTGCGCTACACGCTCGACACGGTTCCGGAAATCCCCCGCGACCTTAAGGGTCGCCGGGAGTGGATCGCGAAAAACATCAGCGAATATGCGGCCACGAATATGTACGAGACGGACGCGGAGCTTGCCGCCCTTGTGACGTCAGAAGACTACGTGCGCGGCACCTTGCCTAAAGCCCTGGAGGATCACGTCGATGCGCTATTTAAACGGAAAGCCTAGCCCTCTCCTGCCCCCGCCGGCTCCCGACGTCGACATTCCGGAGCCTACGGAGGAGGAGTTTTACAACCCCGGCGACGACGAGGACGCGCGTCTTCTGGCAACCGGGATTTGGGATGACGAAGACGATGGCGAGGAAGCCTAAGACCTTCGCCCCCGTCCGGCCAAACCAGGGCATCCGCGCCGAATATCAGCGCCGCCTCGACCGCCTGGTCGACGGCATGGCCAAGAGCGCCGCCTATTGGATTCCGGCCGCGTACCGGGCGACGCCGCCTGTCGCCATGGACGCGTCGCCGGCCGTCGAGCTCAACGCGGCGGTGAAGGATTGGGCGCGCCGGTGGCAACGCAAATTCGATGCGCTCGCGCCGGAGCTGGCGAGGTGGTTCGCGCAGGACGTCAACCGCCGCAGCGACGCGGCGTTGCGGGCGTCGCTTCGCAAGGCCGGCTTTACGGTCGAATTCCGAATGAGCGCCGCGCAACAGGACGTGGTGAGCGCCACCGTCGCGGAGAACGTCGCGCTCATCCGCAGCATTCCGGAGAAGTACGCCGCCAGCGTCCAAGGGGCGGTCATGCGCAGCGTCCAGGCTGGCCGGGATATCGGAGCCCTCACGCGCGACCTACAGGCCGCGCACGGCGTCTCTACGCGCCGGGCCGCCCTCATCGCCCGCGACCAGAACAACAAGGCGACGGCGATGCTCCAGCGCGCCCGCCACCGTGAACTCGGCATCACGAAAGCGATTTGGGTGCATAGCGGCGGGGCGAAAGAGCCGCGGCCGGAGCACGTCGCGGCGTCGGGCAAGACCTACGACGTCGAGAAGGGCATGTTCCTGGAAGGCAAATGGACGTGGCCGGGCTTTGAAATCAACTGCGGCTGCATCGCCCGGCCGGTGGTGCCGGGCTTCACCTGACGAGCCGCAGGATCGCCACGACCGCACCGGCGGCCACGACCAAGGCGAGGGCGATGCTAAACACGGTCTAGCGCCTCCTGCGCGCGCCGCCGGGCCGCCTCGACGGCGCGAGGCGTGTAAAGCTGCTCCTCGTGGAATACCTCGCGCGACCCGACGTAAGCGAAGACCGCCCATTCCCAAACGGGGCGGCGCTGCGCGGTCACGGTCTCGATACGGCGGGTCGCGTTCATGCCGTCACCGTAGCGACGACGTCCCAATGGCTGCGTCCGTCCGGCCGACGCAGCACGTCGACGCCGCGCACGTCCGGTTGGCCCCGAACGATGCGCCGCGCGCGTTCTAGCGCCGCGTCCAGATCGGCGGCCCGGATCATGCCTTCCGGGCGGTTGCGGATGATTCGGCGGGTGGCGTAGGTCATGCCGTCGCCTCTGCGTACACCGCTTCCGCGAGCGCCTTGGCCGCTTTGGCGTCCGGGCAGAGCTCGCCGTAGACGTCTCGTCCGAAGCGCGAGGCCGTCCGCGTGTCTTCATCCCAATGCGTCGCGCCCGCGCGCCATTTCGTGCCGCGCGCCGGCTGATCTCGACGCGTGCGATCCGGCACGGCGAAAAGCGTGACGTTGGCGTCCACGATGGCCCGCCAACCCGCGCCGTCCCGCGTCCAGGTCGCGGCCGTCACGCCGGCACCGCCCAAGCGTCGGTGATGACGACGCCGAAGCGCGCCGCGTCCGACCAGGCGCGGGCAATGCCCGACGTTTCGTCACGCGTCCAGCGGAAGCATTCAAAGACCGCGCCGTCAGCGTTGCGGGCGAAGATCACGAAGCGAACGGTCATAGGGAGACCCCCGAAAGAAAGCGCGTGCGGGATTGCCGCGCTGACAAGAGGAACATTACGCAAAGTGGACGGAGCCGTCAACTATCTTTCTTCCGCCTAGCGCGCGCGGCGTCGCTCGCCTATAGTCCCGCGCAAATCAGGGGGCAGCATGGCCGCTCGTCAACGCGTCGTCGTCGATAGTCGCACCGGGAACATTACGGTTCACGGTCGCGCGGCGGCGGTCATTCTGTTCAAGGTCGAGGGCGCAACGCCCGGCACCTTCGTCGATATCTCCGAGTGGGCGCTGTTTTTCGAGGTGAGCGGCGCGTACCGCATCGAGCTTCTGGCCGGCGATGATTTCTACACGCGCCGCCTGGTCCTGCCCGTCGACCTGGTCCAAGAGCTCGCGTTGACGCAGAACCTCCCGTTCGCAATGCGCGACGAGACGCCCGTTGACCCGCGCGTCATTTGGGCCGGGCAGATTCAGGCGTGGGGCTTCCGCGGCCAGCCGCCCGGCGCGGCGTATGATCCGGGCGTGTCGGCCGACGTCGCGGGGGCAACCGTGACCGTCGAGGGCATCGGCTCCGGCGACCCCGTCGTGATCGTGTCGTACGAAGGGCCGCCAGGTCCGGCCGCGCGCGCCATCGTCATTGCGCCTATGTGGTTCGGCGACAAGCCGGCGGCCGGCGAGGTGGTCGAACTGTTCTTTCCCGTGCCGCTGACGCTCGACGCCGACTATTTTGGGGGCAGCGTGCGCAATCCCGCCAGCGTCGCGCAGACGGTCACGGCGAGCGTCGGCGCGTCTATCATCTGGACCGCCAGCTTCGCGGCCGGCGCGACGGAGCCGGTCTTTACGATCGTCGAGCCGGAGCAACCCGCCGGGGTACTGGCCATAGCGTTGCCGATCGTGCAAGATGCGACTTTAGGCAATTTCGCGCTGACGGTCGGCGGAACACGTTCGGGGGCATGATGGGACAAGTGCAGGCGGGCGAAACACGGCTCGAGCCGTTCATGACGGCCCGCAAGGTCCATGCTGACGGGTCGCTTGGTCCGGTCGTCGACGTCAACGCGTCGCTTCCTTTCGCCGGCAACGCCTGGCTGGCGTTGGCCAACGCGTGCGCCGCCATCGCTCGCGCGCTCCTCGCCCTCTCGCGGAAAGTCTGACCTATGGAACTGCAATACACCGTCCGGAGCTGTAGCCGCCTGGCGATCGACGAGACCCTGACCCGTTCGGACGGGTCGACCGTCGTCGCGCCCGTCATGGGCGTGTGCCTGGAGCTCGTGAGCGGGCGCGGATCGATCATGCTGCGTCAACCCGTGTCGGATATCGTCGCCGTCGAGGCGCAGTATCCGGCCGGCACCGTCGTCACCCTGACCCTGACCCCCGCGAGCGAAGCCGAATGAACGCCATTGCCCTCCCCCGGCCCGCCGACGATCGCCTTCGCGACCTGATTCGCCGCGGCCTCGTCAACCTCGCCGTCGCGTTCACAAACGCGGGCGCGTCAATCGTCGTCAACCGCATCCTCCAGACGGGCACGGCCCCGCGGTACATCGGATGGGGCACAAGCGCGACCGCCCCGACCGTGTCGCAAACGACTTTGGTAGCCGAAGCCGCGCCAACGACCGGCGGCGGGCGTACGCTCGGCACGGAAAGCGGCGTCACGACGACGGTCGCCAACGACACATACCAAGTCGTCGGCACCGTGACCGCCGTTTCCACGCTGACGATCGTAGAGGCCGGCCTGTTCGATGCGGCGACGGCGGGCAACATGCTGATTCGCGGCAACTTTTCGGCCATCAACGTCGTGTCGGGCGACGGAATCGCCTTCACGATCGGCCTGCGGCAAGTCCCGAACGTCGTCTAGGCCATGGCCGTCGACTACCTGACCGCAGGCACGGCTTGGGTCGTCCCGGCCGGCGTTACGTCCGTCCAGGTCGAATGCTTGGGTCCGGGCGGGCGGGGCTTTGGCGCGCAAACGACCGGCCCTTTCAAATCCGGCGGCGGGGGCGGGGCTTACGCCAAGAAAAACGCGCTGACCGTCACGCCGGGGGCGACCCTCGCGATTCAAATCGGCGCGGCGGATTCGCAGGCGGATACCTGGTTTAGCTCCTCGTCAACCGTTCTCGCCAAAGCGGGCCTTAACGGAACGTCGGCGGGCGGCGGGGCGGGCGGATCGTCGGCGAGCTGCATCGGCGACGTCGTCGCGTCGGGCGGCACGGGAGGCACGCCCGCCGGGTCCGGTACGGGCGCGCCGGGCGGCGGGGGCGGCGGCGCGGGCGGCCCGGCTGGAGCGGGCG